GCAGACTTGTGGGCAGCATCTACGTCACTGACTGCACCCATCCATCTTGACAGGTCCTTTCCCATACTTTCAATATCTCGTCCTGCTGCAAAGGCACGTTTAATTCCATTAAAAGCCGTGCTTGCTGTTGCGACAGCAGCTGATATTGTGATGGGGTCGAACACTACTCAGCGTCCTTGATGGTCAGTCCTTCTTCTTTTACTTGTCGCATGATCTCTGCGTAGTGCCTGTTAGCAGAATTTTGTGGAACGTGCAAAACTTTTCCATTAGATTCTGTTACTTTTATATATGTAGGTGAATTTGGCATTGCCGATTTGTAATACTGTGCTTCTTTAATATTCATATTCCTATCCTATAATTCTGCATCAAGGTCTATATATTGACCACTACTTTGTGTAATTGATATAGCACCATGCCCTTGAGTTCCATTTCCACCACTAGAATCCCATTGTACAGCATAGCACTCTCCTGACTCGTTTGCTGCATTACGTCCTGCTCCTATACCCTCAATATAGTCAACTGAAGCATTACTATATACTATAAAAGAACTTGAGTTAAATTCTGCTCCGTGTGTTGGTCCAATTCTCATTGGCACTGGCAAATCCATGTGCATAGCAAAATTAGTGCTACTATAATAAGTACCTGACCCCAAACAAACAGCACCACCTCCTTGTCTCCAGTAGTATCGTAAACATTTGTTTTTAGTAACAGCATAAGGTTCATGCTCAAACTCTGTTGGGTTCTGCCCTACTTCTAACTGAACACCTGTAAGAAGAAACTCATTATCTGTACTACTAGACATATTTACTATAGAACTAGATACCCTGTTAGCATTTGTATTAGATGCAAAAGCACTTGTGTTTTGTGTGCCACTTGTAAAGTCATCACCTGCTGCTAACCACCAAACTAAAACAGCACTTTGTGCATTGTCATCATCAAAAGCCCCTGTGGTATCAGCAGGAAAAGTAATACTTTTAAACTCCCAAGTATCTGCTGAACTTATAGTAAAGTTTTTACTGCACTGCCTACTATTGTCATTATCAAAAAACTCTAATGTAAATGTGCCTGTTAAATTAGAACGACAATAAAAAGTAACCGTTATAGGTTTTGCTTCACTTGTGCCTTTTCTAAGCGTTTGTAAATTTTGCCCTTCAAATCTATGTTGTATAGTTACTTCAGCATTTGACCCAATACTCGTATCATTCCCTGTGCAATCTAGTTTATAACTATTAGCAAATCCTTTTCCACTTGGAACAGTGGATGATTGTGACATGGCATATGTGCCATGACTTGTAATACCAACTGCAAATCTATCAGGACCTCCGTAAGAAGCTGCTGTTTTGCCAGTTACATCTCCACGTTGACTGACATTCATCGCCCCATTGATAACCAAGTTTCTATTTACTCCACCACCACCTGCGTTGATGTTGCCTATAAGGTTTGCTAGTTCTGCTGCTTTGCTCATGCTGTTCTCCTATGATGGCTTCGTTGGAAAGGTCACACCATTAAAATCGTTTGATTCTAATTGAAACGTATTTTTAGATGATGCAGAAGTTTTTACACTTGGGTTACTAACTGTTGATGGTAAATCCCTCAAATCTTGTCGGTACTTTTTCCAAGCATCACTAACGGCACTTCCAGACTCAAGTATTTTTAAGATATCAATATCTGATGAATTAAGAAGTTCATTTCGTCTTTGCCTAATAATTTCTATTTGTTGTTCTTTTGTTAAAGTCATTGTTTTATCCGTACATTAAACTAACTGTTCCTGCATCTATACTTGATGCAGATGGGAATAATTTTATTTGTGTTAATGTTCCACCAACATCAACCCATCCGTTCCAAATATGAGTAAACCCCATATTAGCAGTATCTAAAAAGCTCCCTCTTAAAAACCATGTATTATCTCCATGATGAAAAAGTGAAACTATTACATACATAGAGTTAGCTGCTCCATTCCAAGTTGTAGGAGAAAAGCAAGTATGAGGAGAATGTGACTCATCAGTTTGAACATTAGAACTTGCCGTAAAATAATGAAAATGATTTTGATATCCAGAAGTAACTAACCCACCAGATGTTCCTAATTGTATTTGTAAATTTGCTGTTGCAGCTACAGACCATCCTTTAATCGTCATGGTTAATCTATCATAAACAGAAGGAATACTAGAAAATGTATAACCAGAAGTATTTGAAGTTAAGTCTATAGGAGATGCTGACGCATATTTAGTTTGTCCAGAAACATGCCCACTACTATTAATTGTCATAGCCGTAGTATTATTAGCTTTTATAACAACAGTGTCATCCGTACTAGCTTGTATACTACTGTCCCCATCAGCATCAAGCTTTAATGCTTGCCCACCTAATTGTACATTACTTCGTGTCATTAACCGTCCTCCTTCTTCGGTTCAACAATAACCTTACCATCACTGTCAGTCCAATCCGTTTCACTGTCTTTCATATGTGGGTCTTGCCTTTCACCAATAACCATCCAAGATATTGTGTCTGTGCATGAGTTATCTTGTGCTGTAATTGTTAAAGTGTTACCACTTACTGAACCTTTAACTGCTGTCCAACCACTTTCATTATTTGTAAAACATTGCACGTTTGTGTTTAACGCTACAAAAGTTCCACTGGTCATTCCACTTACTGTATCTATATTTACAGTAGCTGTTCCTGATGATAGGGTTGCTTTACCTCTATAGATTAAGTCTGCTTGTGGTCCTTCTATAAATGAGTGTACTAGATGATGTGTGTCTTTTTTAGACTCAAGAGGATGGTCAATCTTAAAAGAACCAGAACCTTTTGATAGTGAACCACCTATAGTAACAGCACCACTGCTATTAATTGATAGTCTTGATGTTCCACCTGTTGTTGTCTGATTACTTGCAGTAAAAAGTCTGAGTGTAGTACAAGCGTTATGTGTTCCGATTAAATCTCCACCACCAATATCAACAACATTTGAAGAACTACCAGACACCGATTGGATTACTACAAAGTCTTCTTCAGATGTATTATAGTGTCTGTTGAGTATTCCAAAAGTTTTAGATGCACTGTTACTTGTTGAATCTGTTCCTCTAATGGCTGACCTTACTTTAGTTGGAGAAACAATATCTAACATAGTAGTTGGTGTGCTAATCCCTAAACCAAGATTGCCATTACTGTCCACATGGACTCTATCTGAACCTGCAACCTTAATGTCAATTCTGTCATCAGTATCAGCAGTTATAGATGTATCAGCATCAGCGTCTAATATAAGCTCTTGACCATTTAAATCTAAAGCACCTGACATTGTTGCACCTGTGGTCAGGGCATACCGTGAGTCACTATCTGTTCTACTGTAAAAGTTACCAACAGAGAACACATCATACACAATTATCTCTATGACATCACTTACAGATGCACCTGTAGCCAATACCACAGATGTACCTGATGTAGCTGTGTAGTCTGTGCCACCACCTTTTAGCAACACTCCGTTCTGAAACACATCAACAAAATTATTATCTGTATAGGTCAATGTAAGATTGCCTAAGTCAGTACCACTGAATGTTGTTTGCCCTGCAGTCGCTGTGTACTGATAGCGTTGTCTAACTCCTGCTGATGGACTTTTTCCTATGTATGGCATTATGCGTTCTCCATGTCTTTTTCCTTATTACTCTGATGGGGGAGAAGGAAATTTAACTTTATCTAGTGACTCATATGTTTTAGTTATATCTCTAAGTTCTTGACGATACTTTTTCCACTCTGCAAAGTTAGAAACCGAACCACCTTTTTCTATTTCTTTGATTACAACCCAATCTGATTGACTTAATAAATTGTTTCGTTCTATTCTTAATCTTTCTAAATCTCGTACTGGTTTTTCTTCTTTTTCATATTTATTCCATTCAGCTGCAATCGCTTCTTTTTCAGATTGACTAAGTTTTTTATCTGGTCTATCACCAACATCTTTCCATGTATATGTCATATTATGAGTCCTTTATTCCATATAAACTTATTTTTGCATATATGTTACCACTTGATATTTTAAATCGTATACCATGAGTTCTTCCAGCTGCTGTCATAGCACCCGAAGTAATTTGAGACCCATATATACCACTTTCTTGGTAAGCATTCAATGTAGTCACAGCTACAGTATTTTTTGCAGAATCAAATGGGCTGTAAACTCTAATTTGCCCACCAGATATCTCACTCTCTGCATTACCCATATTGACAGTAGATTTAAAAAACCCTGCAGTACCTAAATGTGTATTCCATACAGAATTACTACTACTAGCACGATAACCACCAACTGTATAACCGACAGTATTAGTTGTAGTAAAACCAGACCCATCTTGAGAAGGTTCAATTCTTAATTCATCATTGCTAGCACCATAAACATAATGAATTATAAATTCATATACTTCATATGTATCATCAAAAACAACATCACTAGTTCCATCTAAAAAATCTATAGATGATACGTTAGTACCAGTTTGAGTTTTGATATGTCTCCAACCAGAAGTTGCAGCAGGAACTGTAGTTGTTCCAGAAAATGTATTTGTACCACTAAATGTGTGGTTAGTTGAAATTGTTGAAGCAATCTTTGCACCAGTAACAGCACCACTAGCAAGTTGTGTTGTCCCAACACTTGCATCAGGAGGGTTTATTGTTTGTATAGCAGAACCTAAATACACAAGGTAACATGAATCTGTACTTGCTACTGCTTCAGAGAATGTGATTGTCGTACCAG